AAACTAAGAATATTATTTGGTGATGGTAGTAAGTTCAGTCCACATGCTATGACAACTAATCCAAATGATAAACTAAAGTTTGGTATCGAAGTTGTATCTAGTTATGATGCATCAATAGTATATCAGATTAGAGCAATGTTTCTAAGATTGATCTGTGATAATGGTATGAAATCATTCGAAAGTTTAGGTGAGACAGTTAAGAAACATACTACTCATTTTAATGTTAATGATTCTTTTTTAAAACTACAACACCTTGGTACTACATTTGAGAAGATGCAGGATAAGTTTGAGGTATATAATAGTTTAGAATTATCAAGTGGTGAAGTAAATAGTATATTTAAAAAGTTCGCTAATGGATCTGATAATAAATATCATTTACTAAAAAATATTTTAGAAACAGATATACATAAATCTACTTTGTATGATGTATACAATGCCCTAACTAATTATAGTTCTCACAATAAAAGAGCAATTAGAATTGGTAGGAAAAGTGCAGAGCTTTACAGAATAGGTAGTAGTACTATGGATCCTGTCAAAAGTAATGAGGCAAGAGACTCAGAGATAGAGAGATATGTATCTAGTAATCACTTTATATTTTTTTACCACAAAGCCCTAAGTAATCTTGGGAGAAATGTAGCGTGACCTTTTATCACGGATTACATATGTTTATATTTAATATGGTTGCCCTAGGTATTGGGGCAATCATTGCCTATAAGATTATAAACAAAGTAGAAGAATATAAAAAACGAAAACAATTATTAAAATATTTAAAAGGGAAAAAGAATTGGGAAGAGTAGCCATACTATATACTAACCCCCCCTGCATTGACAGGTAAGCATATCATATTTTTAGTTAGAATTCAATGCGACACATTGACTTTTTGTAGGCAATATGATATATAATACTACAATTAACAATAGAAAGATAATATGACATTTGATGATTTATGGATAAGTGCAATTAAAAAAGATTGCGAAGAAGGTAAATGGCTGCATGCAATTACTTCTGCTAAAACAGGTTTAGGTTGGAGCAAAGAAGAATTGATAGAAGCTGTTCAAGTAAAAGAATGGAAAGAAGAACTTAAAAAAACTTTTGTTCCACCATCAACAATGGGATAATTAATGGAAAAATCAATTACAGAAACAAAAGAAAGAACACCAGAAGAGAAAATATTAATAGCAATCATACAACAGACAATGGAGGATGCATTTGAGTTAAGTGGATCTACTAATCTTACGATGGCTGAGATACAGCAATCTAGGAATTGGTTTTATACTAAGGCGTGTTCTATTATCTGTGATCACTTAGGTACTACAAGAGATCATGTATTAAAATTATATAATAAATTATCTGACAAATATAAAACTGGACAAGTGACAAAAGATCAGTTAAGATTTGCTATTAGAAGATTGGAGTTAAAATTATGAAAAAACAAAAAGAAACAATTAGTATTGATATAACTATGGATCATTATGGATTTTATCATAGTGATAATCATTTTGGTAATGAGCATAAACCTTATGCAGATTGGGTTGTTAAAAAAACTGGTGTAAAAGAATGGGATGATTATCATTCTGGAATGTGGACAACAGATATAGAAATGATTGATGATTGGATAGAAGAAACTAATCAACCTTATGAAACAATCTTTTCAGAAAGACATGATGGTATTTATATTGTCGATAAAGATTGGGAGAAAAAATTATGAAGATAAAAGATATAGAAAAAAAGATAGGTACACTATCAAACCCTAGTAAGATGCCCTCGTATGCGTGGGGTATATCTGCAAAGCATTGTAATGTAGGTAGTAAGTTAGCAAAGATAAAAGGTACTATCTGTAATAAATGTTATGCACTCAAAGGTCATTACTCTTTTAAGAATGTTTTTAATGCACACGAGATAAGACGTAAGGCTATTGAGATGCCAGAGTGGGTAGATTATATGGCAGAATTACTTACCCAAAAGTACAAAAGACTAGATAAATCAAGGCTTTTTCATCGTTGGTTTGACTCTGGAGATATACAATCTTACTCACATTTGATGAAGATATTTGAAGTATGTGAACTTACACCACATATAAATTACTGGTTAGCAACTAGAGAGTATTCAATAATAGATAAGATAGATGAGAAAGATGTACCAAAGAATTTATGTTTGCGTGTGTCAGCAATCAAGGTAGATAGTCAACCTCCTAGTTTTTGGAAGTGGACATCTGGTGTACACAAAGATAAAAAAGCAATAGGTAGAGAATGTCCTGCATACAAACAGAATGGTGAGTGTGGTAGTTGTCGTGCCTGTTGGAGTCGTAAAGTTAAACAAGTAAGTTATAAGGAGCACTAATAATGATAAAAAATATAGTACTGGAGATACGAAGTATAATAAATGATTATCAAGATGTTATGTCAAAAGATATTGAGCAATCATTAAAAAATCTTGTTGACTTAGTAGAAAAAAATAATGAGATAACAAAAGATATGTTTACACAAGATAGTTATAGAGGTAATTACTATGCAAATAAGAATGCAGTTATGTTTGATTTGCAAAATGGTAAACAGAATGTAGTTTGTTTCTGTGATAATAAATTTACAGCAGAAGCTATTGTTGAAGGATTAAATTTAATAGATAATCTTGAGGGAGATGGAGCAGAGTTAAGAAAATGAATGATATAATAGATTATATGATAAGTAAGAATAGATCAGTAGCTTATGAGAAGAGTAAGATAAAACCTATGCGTGAAGATCTTATGGTACAGCAACAGGTAGATAGCAGATGGCAACACATGGTCGGTGTTATATGTTTGAACCAGACTAATCGTAAGATAGTTAAGAAGATACTACCAAAGTTTTTTAGGAGATTTCCTGATGAGCATTCCCTATTACGTGCAGACGTAGAGACTATTGCAGATATGTTAAAAGATCTGGGATTAAAATATGTAAGATCAAGAAGATTGATAAGAATGTCTGAAGATTACTTGACATGGGATGGCAAAGATGCTAAGCAATTATTTGGTATTGGTAAATATGGTAGTGATAGTTATGAGATATTCTACAAGAATAATATACCAGATAATGTGCAGGATAAAGAACTCAAGAGATATATAATGGAGGAACTATGAGAGAGTATACATTCGTAAGAGATAGTGGAGATAAAATAATTGAAGCTAGAAGTTTAAAGAAAGCTATAAAAAAATATACACCAGAAAAAGAAAAGTATGTTCAAATTTTATGGACAAGTAAGAAAGGTAATAAAAGCACTACTTTATTAAAAGTACCATACATATCTAGAAAAGAAAGAAAAGGTAAACTGTGACATTTTATCATCCTAATTATTATAAGAAATTGAGAAAAAACAATTTGACAAAAGACAAAAAAGATGATAAGGGAAATGATTATGATAAAATACAAAGTAAGATTAATAGGACTAGGACTAGAGGCAGTAGCAGTTATACCATTAGAGAAGGATCCATCAATAGAAACGATAGAGAATAGTGTAGCTTATTATTTAAATAATAAACTAATGAAGGTAGAGCCTAATGATTTTTATATGACAGATAAATATGTTATTACATATGAGGAATTAAGTATTTGAATTATAAACAACAACTACAAGTTATAAAAGGTTTATCACTTCAAAAAGATATACAGACAAGAATGGATTGTCCATTCTGTAATAACAAAAATACATTATCAATAGATACCACAGACAATAAAACATATTGGTATTGCTTTCATGCAACATGTAAAGCTAGAGGTAAGAAATCAGGAGATAAGAATATGCAGTATGTTGAAAAGGTATTGTTTAACAAAGAAGATATACAATCTACAGATGTAGATTTTAGAATACCAGATAGCTTTCAATCAATATACTCAAATGAAAAAGCTATGCATTGGTTAAATAAAAATAATTGTTGGGAGTCTTGGTCTTGGGGTAGATCAGATTTTAAATATGATGTTAGACAAGATAGAGTTATCTTCTTAATTAAGGATAGAACAAAACATAAGGTAGTTGGTGCAGTAGGTAGGGCATTAAATAAAAATGATTTTCCAAAATGGTTTATGTATGGTGATAAAGATGTACCTTTTAAATGTGGTGATTGCGAGGATGCTGTTATTGTAGAGGATTGTCCATCTGCATGTGCTGTGTCAAATATATTAACTGGTATATCAATTATGGGAACCAGTTTAAAATCATCACATCTTAAACATTTGAGACCTTATAAAAATTTATATATATGTTTAGATAGAGACGCAACAGCTAAGTCCTACAACATGGCAAAAGAT